CATAACCGTTACCGGATTGGCTCTGAGACGCCTGACGAGTCTCGCCCATGATCTCCTCGATGCGGCGGAGATATCCTTCTGAGCCACGCTCGTGATCCATGTTTGCTATCGAGGAGGCGCGAATGACGCGCTCGCGATAACTCGGGTCAGTACGAAACCGTGGCCGGCTCGCGACCCACTCGCGTTCGCTCGGCAGCAGCTGCGCGTCGATATCATCCGATGGACGCTGCTGCGGTGCAGCAAATTGCGGCTTGTTGCTCTCCAGATACGCCTTACGTTGCTGCCACTGCGTCTCTGCTGCGGCAGCACGCGTCAACATCACGTGAGCTTCGGCTGCCCTGGCGTGCTCGCCCTGCTCCATGGCGTTTTGATACGCCGCCTTAGCCGCGCCGATCGTGTCAGTCAGCGACGATAGCTGCGAATTAGCCGCAGCCAACTCAGCGTTGTAGCGCTGCTCCGCCTCACTGACGACGCGGATTTGTGCTTCATCGCGCTCTCGCTCAGCAGATCGAAAACGGCTCCGGTAGTCGTCGCGTTCGCGTTCCAGGCTGGTGTTGCGGCTGCGTGACTCAGCCAACATACGAGCCAGGTCCTCTTGAGTAACCTGACCGTCATCCACTGGCTCAGAGACGTTCTGAGCCGGAAGATCAGACATTTTTCACTCCCCTACCGGGACGCCCGGTGCGGTTACCAAATCGCGTCAAAGGTTTCGTCGGGCACGATTGCCTCGACGTAGATGTCCTGTACGAAGCGCGCACGTCGCCCTCCAGGCAGGTCGAACGGCGATGTGTTGTTGGTCTCAAACATCACCCAGTCGAACAGCTTAGGGAGCTTGTCGCCCCAATGGTGATTGTCATCGTCTTGGAACGCCAAAGGCCCCTTGGCCACAAGCAACCCAACGCGGCCTTGCCATTTATCCTCTCCCAACACGCCCGTCCGCACGTCCGGCACAATGATGCCACCAGCCGTGCGGGCGTCTTCTTTGTCCTTCTGCTTACCGCGCTCGTAGACCACCACCAGGATGCGAGCACCCATCGGCTGGAAACCATCGAGCAGGTCTTTAACGTCATCCCAGATGACGTCCTTGGGATTGTCCGTGTGTAGAACGCGAATAGGGGTGGGCATCAGGCGGCCTCTTGTGGCTGTGGCTTATCGAATTCTGCGATAACCCAATCGAACGCCGTAATGTAACCCCTAAGATAATGCAAAGCCTCCAGGTTGTTCGCCCGTAACAGCCCGGCATACGCGTCGGCTCTTTGCTGCTCGATCGCCCGTCGCACCTCCCGCAACTCATCAGTGCCGATGATATGCAGCGTCATGCGATACGCTTCCGCTTGGGCTTGAAGCCGCCCTCGCCATATTCCTCCATCTTCTCAAGGCGCCCCGGCCCCGAGCCAGCACCGCCCTCCATCTTAACTATCCCGCCACCCCGCGCCCGCATCATCCCCGGCGGCGCGGCCCCAGGCGGCAACATCGGCGGCCGTTGCAAAGCCGCGGGCGGGGGGCCAGCCATCGGCCCGCCCGGAGGCATCGGCCCCCCAGGCGGTAGTCCGGGCGGGCCAGCACCAGGGGGCATCCCACCCATCGGGCTAGCCCCAGGCGGCATACCGCCAGGAGGCGCCCCAGGCGCCATCGGCGGCCGCGGCGCTCCCATCATCGGTGGCCGAACAGGCATCGGCGGCGCACCGCCTCCACCCTGTGGAGCGACGATCACGTTGACCTTGGTATGACGCGGCCCGCGCGACTTGGCCTTGCCGCCGCGGGCGCGACCAACGTGGTGCTTGCCAGACTCACCATCGACCATACCGCCCGAGGCAAGCTTGGTTTTCGGCTCGCCTTTGTGCAGGTGGCTTTCGTGCTTGTGCACCGCCATCCCGCCGATGGCACCACCACGAGCAAATCCCGCGTTGCCGGTGCGCGAGATCAGCGAACTCGCCTTACCACGACGGTCGCTGCACTCAGATGCATAGGGATGTGCCATTACAACAAATCCTTCTCGACGTTGTTCTTCGTCTCACGCGGCGCGGGGGGCTCTTTGACTGGCATCTTCGGCGCGTGGTCCTTCACGTCGCTGACCTTTCCGTAGCCCGTCCGTCGCACCACTGCCTCCGCCTCAGATTGGCGCTTAGCGTGGCTATCGAGATATGGATGGGTCATTGGAGTTGCTGCCTCATCGCTGCATTCTGTTCGGTAAGCTGTTGCGCCGTGGCTTTCTCGGGCAACTGAGGCGGCAGGGACAGGCCACGTCCCGTCATCTGCATGCGCAGAAAGTAGTTCTCTTTCTGCAGCCGCCGCTCCTCGGTCTCTGACATCGCTAAATCCCCTCTCCGCCAAACGAGCGCCGCTGCCCGCCTTGGCCGCCGCCTTGCCCAGGGGGCAGCCGCTGCGCTGCCATCTGCTGGTCGTGCGCCATGCGGGTGTGCTCTAGCGCCTGGTTCGCCTGCATCTCCTGGGCATGCAGCTGGTGATCCATCTGCGCCTGCTGGACGTCGTGCACGTGCTGCCGCTCGGCGAGCTGCTGATCGTGCGCCAGCTTCAGCGTCTCGATCTGCATCTTCTGCGCGCCGAGGGCCATCTTGTTCTGCCGCTCCGCCGCATCGTTGGCCGCCTTACGTTGGCTATCGCGCTCACGCTGTTGCATGTCCGCCAGCTGCGACGCGGCCTTGCGCTGGCTGTCCTGGGTCTTCTGCTGGTTGGTCATCTCGGTCGTCTTGATCTTGGCTGCCGCCGCCGCCGCCCCGGGATCAGTCCCCGGTGCCTGTGGCGGCGGCTGTACCACGATCTTGTCGGCATCCGAGATACCGACCATCCGCATGATACGCTTCAAGATATCGTCCATATCGAGCCGCGGCATGAACTGCGGCATCGAACTCAGGGTCGCGAGCGCAGTGGCCAGCATAGTGCGATGCACCTGGGATGGCACGTTGGGATCGGACGCCGGCACCAGGTTCAGATTGGCGAACTCGGACGCTGCCGCCCAGGCTCGCTTAGGGTTGTCCAGCACCTCAGGAAACGACTTTGGGTCCTCCATAAACAGCTCGCGGAGCATTACCAGCTCCTGCCGCATCGCTTCGTGCAAGCGCTTATGGATCGCGCTCATCACCATGGTCTTTTCTTCGAGCATGGCCATAATCGTACCAACTGGAGTGTTGGCCCGCCCTTCACCAACCTCCAACTGGGCCGCCGCGCCAACACGCTGTGCCGCTTGTTGGATCAGCTCGTAAAACTGGATAGCGACCGGGGATAGGTCCTTATACGGCAGCGCCATCACCGCATCGCGCAGGTTGGTGATAGTGGCCGGAACCGCGACGTCGACGAACTCGCCCGGCCCTGGATTTAGATCATTACGCTCGGTGCGAGCGTCCTTGATCTTCAGCCCGCCCGGAAACGTCGCGAACAGCATGCAATCGGTCAGCTGCCGCACGATACCGGTCAGTGTCGCGACGTTATTGCCCTGTAGGTGCAAAAAGCCATACGCCAGAAAGCCGAAGCCAGGTACCATTTGATAGTGAACGCAGCGGCGCTTACGGGCGAATTTTTTGTCACCCTGCTTCCAGAACCGCTCAATACGCAAAATCTCCCGGCTCGACCTTTCCAACGTCACCCGATAGGGCAACGGCAGGCCACGCTTGGCGCCCTTCTCACGCAGCCCATACATCGCTAGATCGAGGTCGGTCACCGTCGCATAGACCTCGAATGGCTGGTCCTGCGGGCGCTGCCCGTGCGGCGTGATGCCGGCTGTCTGGTCTAGCTTGGCCCTAGCCGGGTCGGTGGACGGCAATGGAATGCCCAGAGCGCAATCGCGCCACAACCCATAATGCTGCCGCCGCCGCATCTCCACGGGAGAAACGATGCTGCGCATAGTCCAGCGCGTGGCGGTCTCCAGGCTAGTCGCTTCCTCGGAGACAATCAGGTCCTCGACCCCCACCGTATCGACCCGGGGCCGGCGCCTGACCGGACAGTGGTAGCCGTAGCGAAACAGATTCCCGCTATAAAACAGCGAAAACAGCCCCCGATCGAGATCAGGGACGTATTCCGGCATTCCTTGAGTGAGAGCCAGGTTGAAGTCCTGTTCGAAGTCGGCGGCCAGCTGGTCATCGGCTTCCGCCGACCCTGCCACTTCCTGAACTTTAGCGGGGCCGCCAGCCGGCAGCAGCTCGCCACGCGCCTGTGCCTGCGCCTTGACCACCGACTCTAACATCGTCGTGTCTTTTAGCTGACTGACCTTGCGGCCGGTCGTCGCGGCCTTGCTGTCGCCAGAGTGGCCGGGCCACTCAGTACTCAAACCCAGCGCGTCGATGCCGGCGCGGTAGTTGTCGATGAACCCCTGCCGCGAGCGAATGTCGGTCTCGATGCCGTCGAGCAGATCGTGCGCGATCAGGGAAAGCGAGCCTTCCAGCTCCCGCCGCTCCGCCAGATTCTCGTCGAACCCCATATCGCGCGCGGGGGCGTCGTCCGGCGCAACCTCGCGCACCTTGACGCTACCGTCGTCCCCGACCTCGACGATCGTGGAGCCTGGTGGCGGCTTATCCTCCGGTATCCACCCCGACCATGGCTCGACAGGCTCCCGCGGCGGAGGAGCCTGCCGAATAGTGCCGTCAAAAGCATTGTCTAACGGTGGCATTTGCGGTGCGGATCATTACTGATCCGGCCGCGTCGGCGCAATCGCCACAGTATTTACGGCGTCGGTGCGGCCTTGGGCACCGCTGGGCCGAGGTTGATGGTCATCACTGAAGCCTGCTGTGTCGGATCGAGCGTAACCATGATATCCTCGGATACGCCTGTAATCGTTGACACGCCGGAGCCGAGATCGGCATCCGCCGAGACGGTGATGCGGGCCGGTCCGCCTGGAGCAACCGAGGCGACAACCGCACTCATGCCATCTGCGGCGGCGGTGACAGTAACGATAGTCGCGTCAGAAGTTGCCCATACCGGCACGCCATCGACCTGCGCAGGCTGACCGGCAGCGTTGGTGATGGCAAGCGTAGGATTGAACTGTTGGGCAGTCGTTAGATCAGCCATAGGTATGTTCCCTTTTCAGGATAGAAGCCCCTCATCCCGCAGGGGCGGCGGGTTTCGGCACTGGCTTGCCGAGGTCGATGGTCATCGCCGACGCTTCCTTCTGGAAAACGCCAAGCCCAGCCTCGATGTCGAACAGCTGGCCTTGCATTTCGGTATAGAGATCATCGGGCAGCGAGGCAGCAATCACTTCCGGATAGCCGTCATTCAGCAACGCGGCATGTGCCGAATTGCAGGCATCCATGGCATGAAGCTCGGCCTGGATGAGATCACGCCGATGCTTCAGGCGGTCACTTAGCTCAGTAACTTCCCGCTTCAACTCGGCAGTTATTGTATCGTTCTTCGTGTCATCAAGACCGCGGATTTGCGGCTGGATAAGCGCCAACGCCGCCTCCAACTCAGTGCGTCTGGCGGCATTGATGTCCTCGACCATCTCAGTCACCTTCCTCGTAAATACGCCGGATGTTTAGCCCACCCGCCTCGCAATTGATCAGCAAGTCCGGATCGCACTGCAGGTGGTGGATCACCTGATAAAGTAACGCCACCAGGCCCGTCTTGCCGACGTAAGTCTCGACCGTAACGTCACGTTCATCTACTTCCACAAATTCGACAACAAAGTCCATTACCACAGCTCCCGCATTGCCCGCGCCGGATCGGCCGTAAACCAACTCAGCACCGAATGCCGGGCGCCCCCATCGATCGGATAGACCTGGTGCTTGAACTCACGTCCCGAAGGAAACGCTAGCAGCATTCCAGGCGTCGGCACCATCTCGATGCCCAGCTCAGGAAAGGCGAACTCGCCACCTGTATAGTTATCATCGAGGTAAAGATTACAGGTGTGTGACCGCCACGGCGTATGGTTCGGGCTGCCGTCGTCGAGGCAGTTGTCGCAATGCGCCACGTGACTGTCGCCAGTATAGTTGCTGGTCAGCACGCAGTATTCCA